GACGAAACCAGTTGGTACGGCCAGGATGGGGACCCCACGCCGGTGTAGGAGCGACCCATGGCAGACGTGCTCGACCAGCTTCTGACCCTCAACATCGTCGCCCAGACGGCGGGGATCACCCGCCGCGGCTTCGGCACCCCCCTCATCGCCGCCTACCACACCGTCTTCCCCGAGCGCGCCCGGGTCTACACCGACCCCGCGGACATGATCACCGATGGCTTCACGGCGGGCAGCGCCGCGTACCGTGCGGCACAGGCGATCATGTCGCAGGTTCCGGCGCCGCCGAGCTTCATCGTGGGGCGCCTCGAGGAAACCCCCAACGCGCATGTCGAGACCCTCACGCCGACCGTAGTCGAGGGCGCCACCTACACCCTCGAGCTCGCCGACGCGGACGGCGTAGCGGCCGAGTACGAGTACACCGCCGGCGTCGGCGACACACCCACCGACATCTGCGATGCCTTCCGCACCGCCATCGGCGCCGGCGGCCAGGACGTCACCCCGAGTGGCACCGCCACCCTGGTGCTCACTGGTGACAATGCGGGCGAGGTCTTCGCCCTGGCGGCATCCGACGACGCCAACGGCCAGCTCTGGGCTCGCGCGAACAGCACGGCCGACCCGGGCATGGCCACCGACCTCGCCGCCATCAAGGCCTACAACGACAGCTGGTTCGGCCTCATCGTCGACAACCAGAGCCCGGCCATCATCAACGCCACGGCCGCCTGGGCCGAGACCAACCGCAAGCTCTTCGGCTTCACGACCTCCGAGGACGACGCCAAGAACGGCGCGGCGGGCGGCGGCGACGTCCTCGATGCCCAGGCCACCGCCAGTCGCGCCTTCGCCTTCGGCCTCTATAGCGAGCGGCCCCATGAGTATTCCGCGGCCGCACTCATGGGGCGCATCTTCCCGCTCGATCCGGGCAAGGCAAGCTGGGCCTACAAGACGCTCGGCAACGTGACGGCGTCGCGCCTCACAGCCACCCAGCGCGCCAACATCGAGGCGAAGAACGGCAACTGGTATCTCTCTGGCGCCGGCCGGGCCATCACCTTCGACGGCAAGACGGGCCTCGACTACATCGACAGCACCCGCACGATCGAATGGCTCCGGGCGCGCGTCCAGGAGGCGTGGTTCCTCTACATCGCCAACGCCGACAAGGTGCCCTACACCGACAAGGGCATCGGCGGCTTCGAGGCCGTGCTGCGCGCCATCTGGGCCGAGGGTGTGGCCAACGAGGCCCTCAACGACGACCTCGAGGTCACCGTGCCCCTGGCCGCCAACGTCAGCGCCGGCGACAAGACGGCGCGCCAGCTGACCGGCTTCAAGTTCAAGGGGACCGTCCAGGGGGCCATCCACACCCTGGCCGTCACCGGCACCATCAGCAGCGCGGCCGCCGCGTAGGAGCGAACCGATGACCGAGCCCTTGTTCCACTACAACGCCCGGGACGTCCTGGTCACCTTCGGGGAGGTCCTCTTCGAGGGGTTCGCCGACGACTCCCACGTGAGCATCGAGCCGGCCGAGGACGACACAGCCCTCTACGTGGGCGTCGACGGCGCAGCTACCCGTTCGATGAACAACAACAACGCTGCCACCTTCACCGTAGTGCTGTCGCAGAGCTCACCCACCAACGGCCTCCTGTCGGCCCTCTCGAAGCTCGACCGCAAGACGGGCCAGGGTGTCCGGCCGTTCATGGTCAAGGACAAGAACGGCACCGCCCTATTTCTCGGGGCCAAGACGTGGATCAAGCGCCGCCCGAGCCGCGAGTACGGCAAGACGACCAAGACCCGCACCTGGGTCTTCGAGACGCACGACCTCACCGACTTCGATGGCGGCGCCAACCCGCCGCCGCTGCCGGCGTAGACCCCACCGCGCCCCGCCGCTTTCCCTGAACCGAGGAGCCCATGTCCCAATCCGAAACGAAGACCCGCGAGATCGACGGGTTCGCCTACACGGTGCACTTCCTCGATCCGGACCGCGCCATCGACATGGCCTGCGAGCTCGAGCAGCTCATCATGCCGGCGCTGAGCGAGATGATCACGGTGGAGAAGGACGGCGACACCAGCGTCCTGCGCAAAGCAGTCGCCAGCGCCGTCCAGCGTTTCGTCCTATCGAGCGACCGGGACCGCGTGCGCAAGCTCGTCCACACCATGATGCAGGTGACGACCTGCGACGGGGTCGGCCGTCTCGGCGAGGGCGAGGCGTGGAAGGCGCACTTCCTCGGGCGCTTCTGGAGCATGATCCGCGTCACCGTCTTCGCCGTGGAGGTCAACTTCTTCGATTTTTTCGGCGATTCGGGCGACACCCTTTCCTCGGTAATCGCCCAGCTGAAGGAAATCCTCAAGGGGGCTTTCGACTCCCCCCCGGCGCCCGCTGGTACAAGTACCGCCTCGTCCTAGAAGGCCTCGCCAGCGGCGTCGAAGAGATCGACCGCCACTGGAACATCCTCGACGTACACGAGGGAAATTGGATCCTGGACTGCATGGCGAGTGCTCAGCCGCGCAAGCCAGGACAGTAGGCGATGCCTCTTCGCGAAATCATCACGCTCTTCGGCGCCGACGTCGACAAGGCGAGCTTCGAGCGTGGCGACGCGGCGATCGAGAAGCTGCGGCGCGGCGCCGAGCTACTCGGGACCGTCTTCGCCACCGGCATCTTGGCTCGGGGGATCGGCCACTTCGTAAAGATGGCCTCCGACGTCGAGGAGACTTCCAACCTCATCGATGTGTCCTTCGGCCGGAGCGCGCAGAGCGTCATCGATTGGTCCGTCGAGGCCGGCGGGCGTCTGAAGCGATCGAAGTTCACCCTCCGCGAGCTCGCCGCAGAGTTCGGCGGCCTCACGGTCTCGCTGACTGGGTCTCAGAAGACCGCCGCGATGATGTCGACGCGGTTGTCCGAGCTCGCCGTCGACCTCACCAGCCTCCGCAACTTCACGGGCGGCGAGACCGAGGCCCTGCGAGTCCTCCAATCTGCGATGACGGGCGAGACCGAGTCGGTGAAGCGATTCGGTGTCGACCTGGGGGAGACCGCCTTGAAGGCGGAGATGCTCCGCCTCGGCCTAGTCGGGAACTTCAACGAGCTCTCCAAGGCTCAGAAGGCCCAGATCCGCTTCAACATCATCTCGCGCGACCTCGCCTTCGTCCTGGGCGACGCGGCGAACACCTCGAATCAGTTTGCGAATGCCCTCCGTGGCACCAAGGAGAAGCTCAAGGAGCTCGCGATCGAGATCGGCCTGCGGATCCTACCCTTCGCGACGCGGCTGGTGGTCACCACGCGGGACCTGCTGACGAGGTTCCTCGACCTCGCCGAGGGGACCAAGATCTTCGAGACCGCTCTCATCGTGCTCGGCTCCATCGCTGCAGCGGTCGCTGTCAGCATGTTGGCGCCGTTCATCCCCGTGCTCGCGATGTGGGCCGCCATCGGCGCCGCCATCGGCGCGGTGATCCTCGTTGCCGAGGACCTGTGGCAGTTCTTCACCGGCGGGATCTCGCTCACCGGCCGGCTGCTCGCCCGCCTCGAAGAGCGCTTCCCCGGCCTCAGCGACAAGCTCGAGGCATTCAAGCAGGTGGGCATCGCGGCCTGGGGGAAGCTGAAGGACGTCTTCGGCGCCTTCTATGACTGGGCGATGCCCAAGATTGAGGCGCTCTTCAATGCGGACTGGGCGGGGACCCTCCAGAAGGCCGGCGAGGCCTGGGACAAGCTGCGCGCAAGGGTCGCCGACTTCCTCGAGAGCCCGATCGGCAAGACGCTGGTCGCCATCCTGGCCGGCTGGGCGGCGAAGAAGCTCGGCGAGATGGCCGGCAGCAACCTCGGGCGCGTCGCCGGCGAGCTGCTCGGCTCCTCGAAGATCCCGGGTTCGAAGAAGGCCGGCGCCTGGCTCGGCGAGCACATCGGCGGCGCCGGCGGCAGCCTCGCCGGCACGATCGGCGGTGCCCTCTGGGGGTCCGACGCCGCTGGCCAGATCGCCTCCCTCATCCGCCCCGGCCAGGGCGGAAGCCAGGACGTGAACAGTACCGTGGAGGTGAACCAAACCATCATCGCGGCTCCTGGGCAGAGCGAGACCGCTGTCGGCGACGCCGCCGCGAAGAAGGCGGCCGACGTCGTCACGCAGCAGAATCGGCGCACGTTGCGCGCCCTCGTGCCGCGCATGGCCGGCGGGGGCGCCTAGGCCATGGCAGTGATGCTGTACGTGCGTGAGCTGCGCGAGACAGATCCGGCCACAAAGGGGGATCTGGTCTACGATGCCATCGAGTTCGATGC